TATCACGCCTTTGCTCTTTGCGAACTTGTATGCGTGTTGCATAGCACCAGAGAAGTCCTTGTGATACAGTTCGTATCCAGATGAAGACTTTGCAGCATTCACTGGTTGAATATCAGCCATAGGTTTGACTGTATCGTGTCCAGAACCATATGCCATCTCAGTTGCAACTTCCTCTTTGACCTTTTCAATGAACTTACTCTTGTTCTTTCTCTCTTCTCGTTTTGCACGGCGAGTTTCAAGACGAGCTCGGTGTTCACGATATGCCTTAGTGCGAGCGTCCATCATGGAACGGTCAAGTAGGGTCTTCTTCTTTTTCTTGACTGCATCAGGTGGCATTGCAACATCGCCACTACCGGCATTATTTGCGGGAGCATCTTCTTCTAATCCATTGTAAGGCGATACTTCTGTCCATCGTTTCATTTTATGTCCTCCAAACTGACGTATATCTTTTCCTTTGTTTTCATTATTTTGCAATCTTATCAAGGGTCTTGTTCGCCATTCTTGCGTCTGGGTGTTTAGGATTGATACTCACAACCTCTCCATTCACAAGATCGCTCATGTTTGCAGACTTTCCAATTTTATCTAAAAGACTATGTAGTCTATCTTTTTTGTCATATCCATCAATTTCGTAACCCTTTTTGCCACGAACTTCTATCTTAGTCTTTGGGTTCTTAGTATCAGTAATTTTTAAAACGTCCATAGATTTATCTCGAATGAGCTGCAACTTATAGACTTCTTGCATAAATTTTTGATAGCTTTTCATTTTATGTCTTCCAAACTGACGTATATTTTTTCTTGTGTCTTAACATGAATAATAGGAAATATGTCAATACCAAGAATTGTATCTAACGGTGCTTCATCGTCAAACGCAACTACCTTGTCACCCTTCTTAGCAGTTAATTCTTCCTCTTCACTATTTAGGATATCATTGACTAGAGTGTACTCTCCCTTGGGGAGTACCTCTCCAAATCCAATGACTTCCTCTGAAATTGTGTTGTCTATCTCGTATCCCTCTTCTTTGAGATACTTCATGAACTCCTTCTCGAAAATATCAGGGTCTTCAACGTGTTCTTTGAATGTATCTTTCAGTAGGAACAGGGCTGCAGCATAGGTTCCCAACTTAGTCCTAAGTCCGGGCACCTTACCAAAAATCTTTTTGATGTTGAATACGAGTTTGTGAAGAACAGTGTATGCGTTCTTCTTCTCAGCAGTATTGAGGTCAGTGGGTTGCATACCACGGGAAACAGTCTTTTCCATCACTCTTTGACCGTCTTTATCGATAATACCCAGTTTAAAAGCAGGCATCTGGTCAAATGGTGTTACAAGCAGTTTTATGAACCTGTATGTAACAAATAAGTCTATAGCTCTTCCCATTAGATTTTCCTTAATATATCTATAACACCTTCATCCAAATCAATTTCGTTCAGTTCATCTGGATTAATCATATTTAGGAAAAGTAGGAAAGACTTCAAGACTTCAAGATATTCTGGTTGTGTCTTAAAAAGTAAAAGGGTAACACATGCCTCATTTCCAAACAAGTTCCTAAGAATAATAATATGGTTCAGAAGCAACCGTTCTTTTAATACTCCACTCACTCTATACTTCTTTAGTAGACGTTTAATATACTTAAACCTCTTCATATCATCATGAAACTCTTTTTCACCTTCACAATGTGGATTCTCATAATGTTTAATAGCATACATCATGAAATTGTTAGTAGTTATCTTCTCATACATTTTATTGAATAGAAGCAGTCAACCTACACGAATTATCCTCTTGCATTTCATAATTTAGTACTAGTTTTAGACCACCCTCTACTTGATGCGAGATACCGTCATCTGCTTCAAACTCATCAAATGGCGTATCCAAACCTTTACCGAAACGACCACCAAAACTGGTTAGGGGTAAATCAAAGGAACCACTTTCACCTTCCATCATTGGGACTTCACCAAAGGTTAGTCCAATCTTACTTAGAGAATTTCTCATCTTACCAACAACCATCTCAGGGATCATTGTTCCGTCCATTGTAGCTCTTGCCACTGTACCCACGAAAGAATTAAGCGCCTTCACAACTCTGGGATCAGAATAATCACCTGTTGGAATGTCTTGGTTTAGAGAAGCAATAGTTGTCTGAAATGTGGCTTCGTCTAAAGTTTCTTCGGATACGAATTTCTTAAATGTTTTCATTTTTCTTCGTCCTTCGGTTCTACGTCACAGGGATAGTAATCTCTAATTTGTTCTTCAAGGAATTTAGGTTCTTCTTTTTTCTTAGTAAAAACTTTGGTGACAGGTTCGATTGCCTTGCCCCAATTTACCTCTGATAAAACTTCAACCATTTAATTCTCCCATTCGTAAAATGGCGGGGGGGACAAGCCCCCCACACCAAAGTAGTATACTATTATGTAAGCGCTGGACCTGTTCCAAGATCACCCGTAACATTTGTAGCATGAGCAATCCAGTACCAAGCAGCACCTGTCCAGAGACAAGTTGCACTTTCACCAATAGCGTTGAAAGTAGCAATATTACCTGCACCACCGGGAGTGGTCAAAGTAACTGTAGGTGGATTCGTTACTGCTTCTTTAGCAATAAACGTATGAAGCTGACCAGTTACAGTACCGTCAGCCAAGGTAACTGCACAAGCAGCATCTGCACCACCAAGAAGGTGAATACCTTTGGCGAGGTTGGCTGCACCGTTTTCAACGATGTTTTCTACTGTGTTGGTTGCCAGAGGAACGGGATTAAGGTTCAAAAAGTTTGCAACAGAAATCTTCTTGTTGATTGGTGTACCCGTTGGGTTATCAATCACATGCAAAAGGTCTTCTGTAGCGATACCTGTCGATAGGTCTGTTAGGGCTGTAATCTTCTTATCTGCCATTTTTGGCTTCTCCTTATAAAAACCCACGAAATTGTGGGAATGCTATTGTAGATATTAGTCAGTACCGCCAGGTTTTACATCCTCTAGGTCTTCACTATTCTCTACATCACTCTCCTCATTGGGAGTATCATCATTAAAATCTTTTGCAAAGGCGTCACACTGCTGATATGCACCCATAAGTGCCTGCAACAATGATTGGTCCTCTGCGAATTTCTTCTGCGCTTCTGCCATACGGGTCCGAACCGCTTCAATGTCTTTCGCAATAACTTGTTTGCGTTCATTAATCTTATCAAGATCGATCATAATTTCTCCTTTTCATATTATGACATAGTATATAGTTATTTATACAACTTATGCAGCAACAGTAATTGTTCCTGCGGCACTGCCGATTGCAGCTGCGTTAGTAATTGTAGAAACGGTGTTTCCTTCTTGGTTCAAGTAACCACGTTGATCCTCTAGTCGGATAAATTCACCCTGATCACCATTGTTTGTTCCACTCTCTAGAACAAAGTGATCAAGAGACATTTCGTTAATTGTACCACTGTTCAAGGCAAGAGCGTTTGCTGCGATTGAAAGAACGTCATCTGCGTTTGTCGCAGCATTAGCGGCAGCAATTGCAAGTTCAAACGTGAGTCTGTTCGTGCTTGAACCACTGACATACAGAAGGTTGTGTGGACCACGACCAGAACCAGTTCCTTGGTTGCCGTTTGTAACAGCAAGGTGTGGTGTGCCGCCATCGGTAGCAACTTCAACTTCTTCGTTGAAGGTAACTGTAGCACTCAAAGTGCCGCCATCAGACTTATCAAATGCACTGATATTCCAATCAATAGCAGTAATATCTGCGAGGTTCAGAGAGGCACTTAGACCACCAATCGCAACAATAACTTCTTCCTGTGTGCGACCAGCACGACCACCAGTTCCAGTTGTTTTCTTAACCCAACCTTGTTCTGTGGCATATACGTTTAATTTCTCAGCGTCTGTGAAGTGTTTTGGTTTAGCTTCAACAGCGTCCGAATTTCCCCATAAAGGCATTGTTTTTCTCCTTATTCTTGCAAGAATAGATTTTACTTTTATTTAGGTTATTTGAAACCTAGACGCTTCAACTCAGCAATGGTTTTACCCACTTCTGTGTGGTAAACGCCTATACCACCCTTAGATTCCCACTCTACAATGTTCTTCTTATAATCATCAATTAATATGTTTGGTTTCCCATCAGTAGTTGCATATTTCTGTTTGTCTGCCCTCTTCACAAGATTGATGTTACGAGGTTTAATCTTAGTATTCTTCTTCAACCACTTTTTCTTACCCGCCCTAGAGTTATCATCACGATCAGAATAAGCAGAAAGGATGTGCGTGTCATACTTCTGAATAAAAGAATATAACCGTTTTGCACCCGGCATCCAATCTAGATTTGCCCAGAAATCCTTTGTGTCCCTAATCTTGTTCCAGCGGTCATCCTTACCGAACTTAGCAAAGGGCATTCCAATAACTTCCTCAGCACGGCCGATAAAGTTACATAGAACCTGATCCATATCACAATAAATTTCTGGGAGATCATCACCAGATGCCTCCATCATATCCAACAAACTTTTCATTTCAACCATCAATTTTGGGTTTAGTATCCACTTTAGCAACTTTTCCACCTGTCATGGTCTTTGAACCTTTAACGGGTTTGAGCTCCTCATCTTCTTCATCATACTCTTCTTTAGAGGATTTGTCAAGTGCTTTCTCGTCCAAACCCCAAACTTTTGCAAGTGCTTCCTTCATTGAAGCAACCTTGAAGTCCTGTGCAGCTGCAAACTCAGCATTTTCACCGGGCGTAAGACCAACAGCATATTCACGATAACGGTCTGTACCGACTTCCATTGCAGGAACATCTTCTGGTACTGCGAAACCTTCTTTGACTTCATATGTCTTACCAGCAACAACGAAAGTTTTTTCGCCCTTGTCTTTGGCAGCCTTTAGTGCCATTCCAAATGCGTTACCTTCATCCTTTACTTTACCTTTTACTGCCTTAGATACTGTCTTACGACGATTGTGAAGATACTCATCAGAATCATCAGTGTCGCCATCGTTGTCGATGTCCTTGTCCTTACGATCCTTGAACTTCTTCTTGACTGCTTTTGGTTGAACTGCATCCAACCCCTCACCATCATCAGACTTGTTGTTCTTATTGGTTTCAGCAACCTTCTTAGCTGCTTCTGTCCAAATACCTAGAATCGAAGATTCAAGGGTTTCGGCCTTTGTGTCAAAATATTTCTTACCCATCTTTATTCTCCTTGAGTTTTCTATTCATCCGTTCTAGGATTGATTCTTTCTTGGGTTGTAGTTCTTCTTTAAGTGCAGACAACATATCCTTGTAAGACTTTCCAATTTTTGCCTGAAACTTTTCTTTCTCTGCGGGTCTTTTCATAGAATTGTATTTCTGCTGAACTGCAATAGCCATCTTCGCAGGAATTTTAACTTTCTTACCGTCAGCAAACTCAACATCGAAACGACCATTCAGTGATTGTGCTTTTCGCATCTGCATCATAATATTCTTTGATGCGCCCTTTACGTCATCATCAGTTGCAGAAACATCCTTTGAGAACTTCTGTCGCATATCTGGATCAGCACGCATTGCACGGCGAGCATCAGCTGCAGCACCCTCTTCAACATCCTCTGGATGATGACTGCTCATCAGTGACTTAACTGTTTTGACATCCAACTTCATCAGTTTCGCAATCTCTTCTGCGCTCTTCTTGTCTTTGATATACTGGTGCAACTGAGACATCTTACCTTCATCAAGGTCAACTTCTTCAATAAAAGATAATTTATTTTTGGAGTCTTCAAAACTAACAGGATCACCAATTTTTAGTTTGAGAACTTTTTGAGAACTTTTCATCTGACCCCAAAGACTTGCTCTCGCACCTTTAGCACGATCACGGATTTTCTTTGCTTTATTTGGGTCTTTTTCTATACCAATAACTTTTAGTGAATTAGAATCTTTTCCTTGAGTTACAACATAAATTTCATCACCCCCACCATAAAGACGGGCAAAGTCTTGAAAATCATCAAGACTATCTTCATCAAGGTCAACTTCTTCCATCTTCATACCCAACATTTTACCAATCTTAACCATACTCTCTTGACCACTTGATGTAACTCTGTCATATTCGTATCCATACATGTCATCAAATGCTTTTCTGGCATCTTTTATACTTTTTGCCTTAATGAGTTTATCTAAAGATTCCTGACCGCTGGTTGTCATACGCTTGCGCTCAAACTCAAGATCATCAATATGTTTTTTTATTTCATTGAGATTTTCATCAAGGTCAACTTCTTCTGGGACATAATCATTTTTCTGCATCATCTTTATAACTGTATCAACCAGTTTAGTAGCCTCTTTTTCTGAAGTGGGCATACCCTTTGCAACCATCTGTATGCCTTCTTTTCTACTTGTAGATGGTCCCATAAGTTTTTTTGCTTTTTCAATCCTTGGTTTGTTTGCTTGCATCGTCGCATTGTTCATCTTACCTTCATCAAGGTCAACTTCTTCTGTAATCTTGTTCTTTGCGAAATAATCAGCAATTGCCTGTGCATCGTCAAAAGACTTCTGACCCCTCTCACCTTTGATACTTACGAAGAAACTGTCAGCACCACGGTCAAAGTCAGCAGTTCCAACTACCTTACCACCGAACTTAATTTCAATTTTGTCGCCATCCTTGGTTACTTTATACTTACCTTTACCACCGTGAGCAAGAACCTGTTTTGTTCCTTCATCAAGGTCAACTTCTTCTTTCATTCCTGCCAATTTATATGCTGTCTTAGCAAGTTGAGTGACTTTCATTTTCCTCATCTTGTCTTGATTTTGTTTGCTCACCCCGTTCCAGATTTTCATAATTAATGATGCGGTAAATGTATCAACCATTACACCATCAATCTTCGTTGCTTGTTTGTCATCAACAACCTTTTGAATTTTATCAATCGTTCCACCAAACGCAGAACCACCTACCTCATCAAGGTCAACTTCTTCCCGCAACTTATTAATCTCAGCACCCTTCATATTGTGCTTGGTAATAAGTTTTGTTACTGCGCTTTGACTCACGAAAGGAATATCTGCCTTGAACAACTGGATAAGTGCTTCTTTGTCTTTACCCACCTTGTCCATCATTGCGCTAAGTTTATCAGCATTTGATGTACTGATTTTCTTATCACGCATAGGTTCATATGCCTTCTTCAACCTCGCAATCTGAGAAGAACTCATTGTAGCTTCATCAATCTGTGTTTCTTCTGTAAGAGGATACATCTCTCGCAGCGCATCGGCCATTGTTTTTCTGTAATTTGACATAGGATTTTCCTTTATTATATTCTATTTATATATTTATAAGTTACCATGCTTTGCATGACCAGTATCTTGCTTTCCATTTTGGGCCGGGATTATCACAATTGTGTCGAGCACGGAAGCTTTTCCTTCGTGATGGAATGTCTTTTTGGATTTGCATGTTAGGATCACCGAACTCGACCTTGACTACATTGCCTTTTTCATTCTTGACATACACCTTGGACTTTTTAACATCACCCTTTGTGGGTTTGTTTAGAGTGACTTTACGACCTTGATATTCTGATTCTTCCTCAATCTCACCCCACTCATTTAATTCTTTCTCTTCTGGTACACAATTGGGCACTTCTTTATTACCCTTCTTTTTCATACCAACCTGTTTGTATCCAACCCAACAAGCTTCTTCTATCTGTTCAACCTGTTTTGCTAGGTCTTTATCTGCTTTACCCCAAGTGCCACTACTCTTTGTCACGAACGAGTTGACCCTCGCCATCGCCCACTGTTGTGGTGTGGTGCCGGGACGATGACCCGTTTTCCATGCTGCCATACCACGATCATATACCTTCTTGAGAATAGAGTATGGCATACCAGACTTATCTGCCTTCTTCACCAGACCTTCAATCTTTTCGTCTAGTTGCACATCTTCAACCTGAGTGTCAATATAATCAGACATGTCATCCAAACGAGATACTGCTGTTGCAACCTTGTTTGTCCACCATGTAGGTAGATCATCTTCATCACCAAGTTTAGTCAGTTCACCTTGCATCTTCATCAATGCTTTTTGAGCAATCTGAACCTTATTTTTCATAGACGCAACATCAGTGTGACCATCCTCACCCAACATCCTACTGACGTTATCTAGGAAAGACTCATTCTTTGAGAGGTATGCAGCGATAGCCATGTCCTTGCGTTTCTCTTTAGACTTACCCCTAAACTGTGGTGCATCTGACTTCTCGAAATCATCGATGTAATCACCTTGATCTGCATCTTTAGGTAACGCTTCGCCATACATCTGTTTGAACTTCTTAGTGTGTGTGGATGGTTTAGTTTTTGCAGAAGCATCGCCGGGAGCAGGACCAGCCTTCTTTGCTTTGAAGTGTGCATCCCTCTTGGATTTGGTAGACTTGGCCATATCACCAGCATAGTACTTTGCTGGTTGTGTTCCATCCTTATCATCTACATCTTTGTCCTGTTTGACTTCATTGATCTGTTTAACGAAATCACTAAAGGTCTGCATTGTTTCTTCTTCTTGATATTCTGCCTTGAGTTCTTTGGGGAGTTTACCATCATCAACCAGTTTGTTGATATACTGAACAAGTTTTCTACCGTCCTGACCCTTATACTCTTGGGCAATCCTTGCTGCGATATAAGAAGCAGTCTTGTTTTTTAGTTCTGGTTTTTTCATATCAGTCGCATATTGTTTGACCATTTTTTCATAATCTTTAGGGTGGTTCAATTGACTAATTTTTGCTAGTGCTACTTTATACCATGCCATCTCATCAAGTTCATCTTCTTCACGCAACCGTGGTTCTCTACGATTGTCAGATGGTTTCTCCATGCGTAGGTTCTTCGGGTCATTATTCATTGGGTTGTTGTCTTTATGTCCAACGTCCATACCCTTAACTGCCTTGTCACCCATTGCCCTACGAGCCTTGTTCCTTGAAGAACGGCGAGCAATCTGTTCTGGTGTTCCTTGGTAGTTCGCATATTCTTTAGCGTAGTTGCGCTCATCAAGACCTTCTTGTGCGAGAATCTTTATCAGTTCACTCTTTTTAGGATCAAACACTGAGTCTCCAAGCTGGTTTCCCTCTTTGTCTACTTCATATCCATACCATTCTCTACCACCTTTGTAGATGATATAGTGTTTCTTACCAATCTTCACGGATTCATCTGGATATCCAACATCCTTACCCTTAACTGATTCTTTAAATTCTTTGCGTCCAAGTTTTTTATTCATTAATTTGACAGCATCAGAATAAGATAAATCTTTGTCAACATATACCCATGAGTCTCTAATACCACCCCGAACTTTTCCATCATAATTCTTCGACAATTTCCAAACCCAATATCCACCCTTTTCTTTTGGTTGGCCATCTAGTTTTTTAGTTCTACCAAAAGCATATGTAACGTCATTTTTATTTTTTCTTGCAGTCTTTTTATATACAGAAGCGTCTTCATCAAGTTCAACTTCTTCAGACTTCAATGCAAAGATTTGTCCTGTAGGTCCACTCATTGGTTTTACACCAACAAGGTCTTCAATGATCTCATAACCCTTCTTCTCAAATTTATCAATCTCATCAGTAGGGACATTCATGATTGTCATCTGGCCAGACTTCTTCATGCGAATAAACTTAGGTGGTTTCTTGTCTGTAAATATGGGTGGTTTCCCTGCGGCAACTCTGGACTTGTCAAAGTCCTTCAATTTCTGTAAGGGAGATTTTGCTGCTGTCAGAGGTTCTTCACCACCAAGACTATCTTTATATTTTTTAGCACCATCAGACTTTGCTTTATCATAAACTGCATTTTCATCAAGTTCAATCTCATGTAACCATGCCTTATGAACCTTGCCATCCTCTGCTACGAATGAGAGATAGTTTGTACCCTTACGAACAACCTCACCACTGACACCGTTTGCCTCTACAACTTCACCCACGTTCCAGATTTTACCTGTGAGGTATGCGTCACGCAATGAATCATAGTCATCACCCATTTCACGATCTTCACGAATACCCATTCCCTTACGAACGTCAAAATAGTATTTCTTCTTATCGGCGTCGTTCAATGTATTGGGGATACCCTTTTTGAAATCATCAAACTTACCATCTGATGCTGCCTTTCTGAGTTTGCTGGCAGACATCCCGGCAACGCCATCTGCGTCTGGATCACGCTCTCCAGCAGATACCACTTTGACTGAATCAAATTTGAATAACTGATTACCTTTTTTGTCTGGTGCATCATTATATCTCTGTAATAGGGCATCGAAATCTTTTACTCTATCGCTTCCCACCACAAGAATTAAATTTTTATAACCATCCTTGTATAGTTTCTCAGCAATGTTGATGACAGTCTTAGCCTTATTATCTACAATAATGTTCTTCTTGTACTTGGGGAACATCTTCCTCATCCACGCAATTTTCAAAGAGTGCTTTAGGGGGTCTTTAGGTCCAGTAGTATGTGAAGGATATATGAAGAATGGATTGCCCTTTGCTACAGAAGCAATCTTTTCAATAACGGCCTCATGCCCAATCGTGCTTGGATTGAATCGCCCGAATCCAAATACAACAGTTTCTTTAGCCTCTGTGATATCTCTAAAACTACGCATCTATTTCATCCAATTTTTGACAGCTGTGAAGTTGTTAAACGAGAACTCCATACGGTCCACCAGTTTAACTGCACCACCACTTATTCTGTCAATAGCAACATATCCTTCGGGATTTGTCACCTTAAATCCATTTGAGGTCTTAATAAAAGTATCGGTCAAACCCTTTACACTATTTAGTTTATTAACGATTTGCATCTTCGCATCAACCAATAGGTTCTGGAAGGTGATGATCTGTGTTAGATTTTGAGTGTGTTTTTTTATTTCACGGCCATACTCTTTCTGCATGTCAGTGTATTTCTTCTTACCCTTGTCACTCTTAACCTTGTCAATCTGTTTCTGGATAGAGTCAAACACCCACTTCTCATAACCCTTTGCATGTGCGGCAGGATTACTAATCTTCTCACCCGCACGAACCTTTGAGTTATTGTAAGTCTTGAGAGATGCACCAGCAATCGCACCCGTCATACCGTTCTGCACAGTAAGGAACTTACGCAACCCATTCGCATTGATCTTATTGAAAGTTTTACCAACTTGTGATAGTATAGCAGTGATTTGTTCTGTCTCTTTAGCAGTAAATGTTGCCTTACCAGATGCGTCCTTATAGGTTGCATCATCCATCCAAACGCTTGATGGGGTTTTTAACCCCTTAATATCTGCACCAAATGATGCTTTCATACCCTGTAGGGTGTCGCCTGTATATGTGGTGTGCCAGACAATACCAACTTTTGCTTTGTTGATAGTCTTACCTAATACGCTATCAACAGGTATAGCATAGACAATAGTGTTAGGCTGAAAAGTATAATACTTGACGCCATCGATAGTCTCTGTTTCCACATCGTCAGTGAACATGAGGTCACCCTGTAGTACCCCCTTGATACCCAACTTAGAAAACTCTTTAAGTGCAACTTTAAACTTTTCATTTAATGCTCCAGATAAATCATCATCAATTTCTTTTGTGGTCTTGTATAATTTGGGTGAGACGTTGAACACAGATTTCTTGGCCACAAAAAAGTCACCTGTCTCTGGTTCAACACCAGCGAAGATTGCTGGCGCACCGTCCCACTTAACCGTCATGTTTACACTAGAACGTGCAGAACCCGCTAACATATCTCGTAGAGAACGCAGGAAGTCAAGTGCAGCTCTACCACCATCAACACCATAGTTAAGGATTTCATCCTCTAGATGTTCTAGGTGAAGGTTCTTACCGCCCTTATCTTCTAAAAGAACAAAAGGTGAACAATTACTAAACTGTTCAAAAGACAACTTAGGACCAGAGGTCTTGAAATCTTTCTTACGCATAACAGTTTTTGCCACCAACTCCAACTCATTTCCTTTGAGGTTGAGGACAAATGGCATATTGATATTCGTCTTCATGTCATTGATAACAGCTTCAGCATCAGGACCAAGCTGTGCTATCTTTTTACCATACTTGGAATAAGACTGCTTGAATAGACGAGTCAGTTCAGAAGGTGTGATAGCTTTCTTATTACGAGCATCATTCACCCTGTCCATAAAGTGTCGAGTGAACTCAACATCAATACCAACCTTTGCGAACAGCCGATCAGCAAACTTCTCTACCTGATTTAAATCTGATTGTGTTATCATTATGACCTACCTGTAGCTTTCATTGCAACACCCCTTACATGTGCTTCCATGTTCTGGGCATTAATAATCTCAACTGGTAATTTTGTAGATGTTATGTTAGATTTAAACTCTTCAGCAGCACCAGACACCATTTCATCTGCATCCTCTATTATCCATATCTTTTTGATTTCAAAATCATCAATTACAATCTCATCCCAGTTATCATCAGTTTTGCGGCGTTGCATATAACGAGTCAATGTATTCTGAACCTGTGTGGAATTTTTTTTGAATACTTTCTCAACACCATCCAAATAATCCTTTATAAGAGATTGCATTATCCTACCAGCATTCTTTACTTTAGAATTTTTATATGTCACATGCATGTGCATCCATTTGTCAAAATCATCTTTACCTTTTGGTGCATCTCCACCAAAGGCCTTTCCATATTTTTTGATTAATACTTTCAATAGTATTTCAAGACCCTTTTGCATTTTCGCAACATCATCGGAACCCCACGGACCTCTGAACCAATTAAAACCAAGCATCCTTCTACCAGATGTTTCGGGAATAGACATAAGGTCTTCTTTTGCTGATGCAAGAATGTTTCCTTCCAGTTCAATAACAAGACCACTACCTCCCTGTACACCTGTAACAATAGGTGTTCTATCCATATTTGTAAATGCAGATATGGAACGATTTGAGTTTTGAATTTCATACAACTGATCAAAACTAGTCATTCTTGTTACATGAAAAACTGTTGCTCTAACTTCCTTCGGGAATATTCTTTTAAACATAGAACCAGATAGAGGCAGCCACATATGATTTGCTGGCGAACCGGGCCCACCTCTTCTTGCTGAAGTGGCTGACATATCTGATCCACCTTCTGCCCTAGTAAAAATAAGTTCTGATAAACTTAATGAGTGGGTGGGTGCGAAATCTAATTCCTCGTATAAAGATTTGAAGGTTTTCATTTCATAGCCTAAAGTCTAATTTTAAGTCCAACACGGGTAGAACCACTCGAAGCACCCCCATATGTTGACAACTCAAATCTCTTGAACTTTGGTAATGATGGCATTTTTAATATATTATCTCCTCTATCTAAAAAATATACTTCAAAAGAATCATCAGACCTACTATGAATAACAAAATAGTCATCACCACCTTCCTCAAAGTGATCCAATATTATTTTATACATCTTAGTCATTATTGTTGTGTCATCGGTAATAAAATCAGATGGTAATTTTCCAGATTTTATTACACCTTCATCGCCAGCTAAACCAATTTTTGAATCTATTGAGTTATAAAAATCAATAAGTCCTACAAAAGTACTAGGAAAACCACCTTTTAACATAAGTTTTTTTACGCTGCCGTCTTTTGTCTTTAATGTATCAATATATACATTTGCAATTTCTTCAAGCAATTCTGGTTTACGACCAGACCTTTTAACAGACTTATCAAAAAAAGCAACTTGTGACTTTCTATTACTTGTACCTTTTATTTCAAATTGCACACTTTTATTTTCAATTGACATTACCAAGTCAGGGATTGTAGAACCCGCTTTTGCAATCTTATAATCATTTGAAAATTGTAAATCTTTTTTTCGACATATCTCCATAACATGCTGTGCAACCATATCTTGTGTTTTTGATCCAGCCCCAACTCTTCCTTGAGAAGAACCACTAGGTTTAATAACAGCACTTATTGAAACGTATCCATCTACACTTTTATCAAATCCTTTGAGAGATATTGGAGCAAGGGTTGTCTTTCTACCACGAACACCAAATTCATCAGATTTGTGTAGAGTTGCTGGAATTGTAAAATAAACCCTGTCATTAGGAACTAATGACTTTATAACTTTTCCTGTTTTAGAATACAAAGAAGTTTTTTTCGCTATTTCAAATCCAGATTTATATTTGTATGTTGATTTATTTGTTGGAGCATATGTTGTTCTTTCACCAGCCCCAGAAAAAGATTTATTATTTCCCACATCAGATGGAAAGTTTTTAGGACTAAAGGATGCTTCATTGATGAATAAGTCTTGAATCCTATCAACATGGGGAGTATATGATTCTGTACGGGGGCGTAATTGCCGTACATAGTGATTGAGATTAGACATTCAACTGCTCCATGTGTGTGTTATATTCTATTTATATAACATGGAACTTGATGGGTGTCAATTAAATAAAGTCTTCTAAACTTCCAACTTCTTTTTTCGCAAACCGGCCAATCAGGCGTTCTGACTTACCCATATTCCCTATTGTGGCTGCAGATAGGTCCGTATAACAGACCGTTGTGAACCTCTGTCCCGCACCACTAATAGGTGTAACACAGTGTAAACTCTTAGAATCTGCAATACACACGCAGTTATCTGGGAGATCAAGACCTACACCCCAACGAGGGAATGAGAGATACGCTCCCGTGTATTCGCCCTGTCGATGACAACTCATAGTTGTATACTCAACATCCTTCCCATCGCTATGAACACCCATGGCTTTACTCTGCATTGCACTGTACCGATTAGCACTCAGGGTGGTGATCATACCATGACGATGCTCTGGTGCGATTGCTTCTTCTGCGAACCTTTTCTGTCTATTGTAAATCTCTGGTGCAGCTTTCTCAAATGCACGTTCAACATCAACACACAATGGTTTCAGTGCTTTCCAACTCTCCTCATTGGATATGTTAATTTTTCCTGTGAAACGTCCACGCTTTGCACCAATCATTACACTATTAATTTCGTTGGCATATGCGATCATACCCCACTTTCCATTTTTTGCTCTCACATGGTACGAATTGGGAGATCGAAGTTTGTAGTGTTCACCCTCAATCAATCCCTTAGCAGCCATCTCAACAGGGTCAATAGGACCAGCGCAGTTTGCTCGCATGGTAGATGATTCTTCGATGCCGTAGAGAACATCACGCATATCATCATTCGGAAATGCGTTTGTTACCACATAAGCAATAGGAACACCGGGCCCGTCAAGTGTAGCATCTGGACGCATGATAACAGTGTCCTCTGTTACATGAATAATCTCATCAAGATCAGACTCATCATAGAACTTACCGTTCCACTTTTCGAAAGTCTCTTTCTCACCATAATCATTCTGTGCGATTATATGCTTCATGACATCTCCATTTTATCAAACATATCTTGGGTAGTATATTTGCTGTCATAGTAAGAATATGTATCATATGATTTATCTCTATACTCATTCCTTAGCTCTTCATTAGCAGACAGCTCTTGCACCAAATCTCTGCACTCTTCCATGTTGTCATTAGAAAGCCATATTGTTCCACTATCTAATTCTGTTAAAGGTTTATCATAGTAACGATGAATACAAATATCCCCGTATTCTTTTCTGAACACAGGTATTGCTCCAACTGCAACAATTTCTAAGTGAGTAAACTCTAGGGATTTTTTAATAAATCTGTCCTCAAGTAAAGACAGCTGATAGCCAAATCCACATTTAGACATCCTATTCAGCATTGCTTTATTGTTATAATCACCAAAGACTGTCGCATCCTTTCCATATCTATCTTTCAAGTCTACAGTGTCTATTTCTGAGACAACTTCATCAAAAAACTTATTCCTGTTTTTTAACTCTATAAAAATAGGACTCTTATCTATTCCTTCAAATGTGGTTAAGTGGCCCAATTCTTTTAAATACTTATTATGGAAGTCAAACATCATGTCATAGTTTTTCCATCTCGCAGTCCGACCTATCCATTTGTGATGCTTCATATCTTGATCTTCAACAGATTTATGATATTCCTCATAGTGAGAAAATGATATTCCCGGCTGCATCAGGTGAATATCTATTTTCCTCATATCAAAAAGATTTGGAGTATTTACCATGTCTGCAAAATCACCAGTGTCGGAGTGTGCAAATATTATATCTGATTTTTCATAAGAATCTTGTAGCAATGTATTTCTTCTTAGTGAAGACTTGTTATGATCATGCTGAATAAACACCCTATATACGCCTAAGTCCAACAGTGTAGAAAACCTATCTTGACATTTTTTACTGTGATTAACAGACGGCAATGAATTGAATATAATTATATCAGAAGATTTACAGCCCTCATATACCTCATCAAAATCATCTCTGTCAAAGCGCACATGAACCAAATTCTGTATCTCATGGGAGTCGTTCCTAGACCACCTTTTATCCTTAGATGCATATACCATAGGAGTATGGGAGTTGTTGAGTAACCACCTCTCCAACTCTACAGTGTATTTTGTAACGCCGCACCCTTCGAGGCCTCGTCCTAGAACAATAGCTACTTTCATAGTTTATTTTCCCATTTCAAAAACTTTTCTTCTGTCCATTCTGATGTTTGTGTTGGGCCACTGTAATGAGTTATAAATTTGCCCCGTTTTCTCCAAGAACCCCAATCATCATCAAGCAAATTATATTTTCCATAATATTTTGAAACTAACACATTAAACACAGATTGGTCGTGTTGACCATTTTTAATATTTTTCCAACAATCTAATTCATCTTTCCAATACTGTTCAGTTAATTGTAAGAACTTTTTATCAAACAGTATCACTCCACTACAAAAATAATCATGTGTATCTGGAAGATTGTGTATTTGTAACTTTCTTTTATTTTTTTCTTTTCCTGATGGTGTTTGTTTTGAATTATCTAAAACTGCTGAAAATTTATCATAATTAAAAATATTTGGACAATTCTTTGTTATTACAGCATCACTATCTAGGTATAATATTTTATCATATTTTTCATACATTTTGTAAACATACAATGTATGATAACATGGTGCATATTCATTTCCTAACCAATCTGTGTTATATAAGCAAAAATAATCTGCACCAAATTTATCTGCATACTCTTTAGCTCTTTGATTCGAAAAACCATAAAGAGAATTGGAGTATGCAAACCTTTTTTTACCAGAAGTTTTGACTCCGTTAGGTTTTATATTAACTTGGAATACAAGAGTTTTCATTTTGGCATATAATCCTCATACTTCATAGTCTTACCGCTGTGTGCATTAGGGCAGTAAGTCTTCAGATTTTCAGGCGCAAGATTATTTAGATTGCGGTCAACGTGGTCTACTTGCAAACCCTTTTTATAATTTACTAAACGCTCTTCCTCAGAAAGAGGAAATTCTTCAGAACCAATTGGCGGGTTAGTAACAAAGTCTTCAAAGCATTTGCAGCCTTCACGTTCACAACGATCCTTTTGTGCTGCTTTGTATGCAGCATCACGCTCTTGTTTAGAAGCAGAAATGGTTTTTTTATAACCATTGCGATCAACATTATTAAACTGACTCATAGAAAGAGGAGCAGAATAGTCATCCTTCCACTCTGGTACAGCAACTTTATAGGTTTCAGTATCAGGAACAAAGAAAGTGTGTGAGTTCTGCAATTTCATGTACTCACGCAACTCATCAAAAACAGGAGAGTCTTTGTAGTTCTCCACAAGCCAATCTACAGCATCCGACACAAAGTTAACATCCAAATCTTCAATGCCAAAGTTGGTGCGAACAGCACGGCCAAAGATTTGAAGAATAGAAACTGTTACTTTATTTTCACCAACTTGGTTACGCTCCCGTGAGTGAACTTCATGAGAAATATTAGGAACATTTAAACCAAATTTAAACTTCTCAATGTGAAAAATATATCGCAAATCAACCTTTACATTTTTATCAGTAGACAAAGATGCAATCTCTGAGGTCTTCATCAGATTGGTAAACTCATTGAAAGATTTCACCTTACGGCGTTCGCCGTCAAGATTTTCGATTATATAACCCTTTTCAGTTGCAATTCCAAAAATAAAAAGTGAGGGGTCATATTTTCCTGCCAGCATCGCAGCAACAACCGCTTGCTCTTCATCAATATTCAACGATGAAGTACCATTTTCGATATTAGCACCAGCATTTAAAGTCATAACGGTTTTTGGTGCCAATTTAAGGGATGGTTCATGTGCGTTAATGATCTCAACTGTTGTAGCAGAAGTTGCAGAAAATGCCAAATAATCAATTAGTGCAAGTTGAATCCCTGCTTCAAAACCAACCTTATCTGGATTGTAAACAGTAATTCCACGCAACTGACTAGTGATTTCAGTCAACTCATCTTGTGTTGCCCAATCCTCTTTTTTGACAAGAAGGTTGTACATCTTGGAGTTGATCTTAGGAATCAATCCCTTATGCTCAAACAAAGGTGTTGCAGTAAAACCAAAAACTTTGGAGTTTTTATGGAGAGCAAGGGCCTCTACAAACTCATAGTAAGATGCTTTGTATGAAGTACCTGCATGGCCAGTGTTGTATTTCGCAGTTTCTTGAGAAGAAGAACCACCAAAATGAGCTTCATCCCAATAAACTCCAAACTTCTTATCCTTCAAAAAGTCAATTAGAATATCAGAGTTTTCGTTATCTGTACCACCATTTACAGCGCCACCAATAGTAGAAACTAGAACTATCGGATAATCATCATCTGCATTAAGAAATTCATCAACACTTTTTGTAACATCTGCTTTGCCACGCAGAGCTTTTCTCATGTCAGCAAAATCTTGATCCACATTATCCTTAAACACAGTCAAAAACAGAAACTTGTTGTAATCCTCGTTAATATTAGAAGGGATCAAATTGTTCATAATATTATAAGTCTTACCAACACCAGTGCCAGCAGTAATAATATTAATCTTGCCTTTTTCGTGATTCTCATAAGAATCAATGATAAGACGCTTAGAAACCAAACGCAACTTCTTAATATTTGAATATTTACTCATAATCTAATCTTTCTCTTCATTTCTAACTATAACTGACTATAACATTTTGAATAGGATTTGTCAAGAAAAATCTTCACTTTTTTCGTTGTATTTTTGCAACAAATTTTCGTATATACTCTCTGCAAGATATTTTGCCATTAATGGAGCAACCATCAGACCAATGCGCTTACCCCTCTCGTAAATATCTTCAGAAGGATTCACATAATCTGTTGGTAGCGTCATTATAGCTGCGGCCTCTAGCGGAGTAAATATGCGATCTTCTAGAGGATGCAAGTGAACGGAAAGACTTGCCAAACCCTGCTCTGTGAGGCTGTGTGATGCTTGATTCCATGGCACCCTACGACTTTGGTAGAAGGAGTGTTTAGCTTCTGGAATACTCTTGCCCCACTTCTTTCTATGTGCAATAAATTTTTCATAAAAATTTGACACAACGTCATCACCGACAGACACGACCCTATCAGGATTCTTGGGTAGCCGTTTCAACCATTTATATTTAGCAGACTTTTTCATCCTCTCACAAAGTTCTTCAGCATCTATACGATTCATATTGTTAAGTTGCAAGTCACCAATTGCTTGTTCTATCGTTGGTTCTTCATCCAGTGCAGGCTCTGGAAATAGAGATGAAACCAGCATCCACGGCATACCAATATCTTCCAGCACATCATTGCGTACTGATACGATGAAAACACGTTGACGTTTCTGTGGAACACCAAAATGAATACCGTTTAGAACTTTAAATGTAGTTGAATATCCAAGTGCTTCAAAGTCTGTGACCATGCGATCTAAATGCTGCTTTGCATATTCCATCGTTAGACCTTTGACGTTCTCGCAGATGATAACCTTCGGCATCATCTCACCAGCAATGCGAATCATCTGCCATGTTAGGTCTTCGATATTAGCTTGTTTCTTTCCATATGCAATCTTCTCCTTACCCCACCCTGCCTGTTTTGTTCCAGACATGGAGAAAGGTGGACACGGCGGCGAACCATCCATGATATCTAATTCGTATTTCTTTAGACCTGTCATCTCCATAATCTGTTGTCCAGTTACATCCTTGATATCACCGCATATGTGTGGAGTGTCTGGCCAGTTTGCAAGATAGGTATCAACTGCGACTTGCTGAAATTCATTCACAAATTTACAGTCACCACCTGCCAGTTTATAACCAGCAGATGATCCACCGCCGCCTGCAAAGAAGGAGATGTATGAGAATAGTTTTCGATCAGAAGATTCCTTTAGGTCATCTAGTGTGTAGCGATAATATCTCATCCAAAAAAATCCTCCAGTGTTCCTACTTCATCGTTTTTCAATATCCAGTTCATCTTATCCGTTATCACACGCAACGGCGCTAAGAAGCTGTCTTCGTATTGACTAGTATAGTCAACCATCGGCAATATGTCAAGTTCCTTTGGTATCTTTGTCATAAAAGAAAACGCAGAGGCTTGATAGATATTGTCTTTGAGGTTTACAAATTTCACCTTGTCTCCTTCTTGAATAGAAACGTACTTATTGCCAAGTTTGTTCTCATCTACGAGATGGTTGTAGAGTATTGCACCCTTAACATGCTTGGGAGCGCCGAGTGCAAATAAACGATCTGTTCCACGAAACTTCTTTAGTCCATTACAGGAGCGGGGATAGGCAATATCTTCTGGTGGCAATGTCATAAACTCCTCACGAAAATCTTGTATGAATGTATTTAGCATCTTCTCATCACCACCCATGATGATTCTGATTGCTTCCTTCAACTTTTCCCGACATGGTGCAGGGGTTGAACTCTTAACGCTTTCTAGTCCCATAATCTTGAGTTTAGGTTCCTTAAACCGAACACCTTCCATATCATACAGGTTTAGAATGTATCGTTTCTTTGCAGTCCAGATTCCCTTGTCAGCGATTGCCTCTCTGCCCATCTCCATCTTCTGTTCGTATGCGTTGGTTACTTTAGCAAGAGCTTGATAAGACTTATCAATAAAAGGTTCCAGCTTCTCTTTTGCAATCTTATCCAAGAAATTGACAATAGTGTTAGTGTCTGTTCCCTCTTTAAACACCTTACTAACCAACTTGTCAAAAGTGATGTATACGCTGTCTGTGTCCGAAGCAATAACGTAATCCACGTTCTTCGTTTCCAAGATTTTGTTAAGATAAATGTTGAGACTTTTCTCAACCCATCGAATAGACAATTGACCAGATGAAGTAATTGCAGTGGCAACCAGCAGATCAAAATAACGAAACCAATTGTTCCCAATAGCACCATATGCGCTGTTAAGAGAAATCTTCTTCGCCATTTGGATGTTGTTGTATCGGGCAATGTCTTTAAGTAGAGACTTTTCCCCAGTGTTTTCATACTCTTGTTGAGCGTCGAGCATAAGTCTTTTATATTTGACACGATCATTATACATGCCCTCCATTAGTTCTGGTAGAAACCCACGTTTGTCTTTGCGAAAGAATGCACCATTAGGAGTCATGCAATATTCTGTATCATTCTTTACCTTACCAGCCAACATCTTATCTACCATACCCTCAACAAGTTCGGCGTCCTTGTTTACTAGTGTCTCAGGTGAGATGTTGTACTGCATGATTAGATGAGGATACAGAGAGTTCAAATCAAAGGACATAACCCATTTGTGCATACCTACCTGTGGGTCTTTCACATAGGCACCTTCAAACTTTTCCACCTTCTTGTGATCTTTCTTCTGAGGAATCACAAGGTTCCTCTCACGCAGATAATTGTAGATAAGGATATCCCAATACCGCACAGTTCCAAGCACATCAGTAAAATTAACCTTTGCCTCATATGCCATCGTCAATGCAAGTTCAATCAGCTTCATCTTGTCTTCAAGGCGGTCAACAATTTCCACATCTTGAATGTTGTATTCGATGAACGACTGATAGTCTTTAGTGTACCACTCACGAAATGTTTCGAAGGGATTACCGTCCTTGCGTTCACCTAGTTCGACAAACGCAATGTGGTCCAGACGATAGGACTCCTGATTGGTGTATGTGAACTTACGATATAGATCAAAGTAATCCAGTGCAGCGATGCCATCTAGAGTATAGACTTGATGAGTACGACCCATCTGATACACATCACGGGCAAACACGTTCTTCCACGGAGACAGACGTTTGACTTCTTCCTCATCAAACACATTACGAATACGATTGCAAAGATAGGGAATATCAAAGAACTCTGTATTCCATCCAGTGATAATATCAGGTGTGTGTCGTTCCCAGAATGCTAGGAACTCTTTCAGCAGATGCACTTCACTCTCACATTGCACATAGGTTACATCATCACGGTCTGTGACGAACTCACCGATACCCCAAACAACGATGCGTTTAGTCTGGTGGTTTTTGAGAGTGATAGACAGCATAGGTTCTGCTGCATCTTCTGGTTTAGGGAAACCGTTCTCACACTCCACCTCAATATCGATGGTGACCATGAGCATTTGGTCTAAATCCCAATCGACCTGATTAGGATATTCATCAGCAATCCAGCAATAGGGATATTGTGTGTTACCAAACATAATGTCTTTTTGGTTCTCACGATCAGACACCCACTGTTTGGCTTCTTTGATCGAATCAAAATGGTGTGGTTTTACACTCTGACCATCCAGAGTTTTATAGCCAGTCTCCTCACGGGTATTGACCAGATCGAACAGCGTAGGTTCATACTTAACTCTGCGAGTTGTGCGTTCTCCATTCCTGACCTCACGGACAAGAATAGAGTTACCGTATTGCAATACGTTTGTGTAAAAGTTCATATAAAGACTATATCAGGTTTCAGTAGATTTGTCAAGGGTCCAATTGTCACGATTCATATACATCTTCAATATTTCTTTAGTGATGCTACGATCCTTACCTTTAATCAATGGTTTTGCGGCGGCACCTGAAAGCACTGCTTCAATACCCATCAAGCCGGGAGTAGAATTAACTTCGATAAAATAAGGACTTTCTTTATCCCTATTCTTTGCGGGAATAAAATCAACACCAACAACCTGACCTTGAACTGATTCTGTTGCCCGTAAAGACTCCTGTGCTTCACGTTCTGTCAATTCATGGGATACTGGTTCTGATCCTTGGGAGACGTTACTTCTGAAATCATCTCCAACGACAGGTCTTTTAATTGCACCCAGAATCTCACCAGCTGCAATAATAACACGAACATCATAGTCTGTCTTTATATATTCTTGAAGAAGAACATCGACAAACTCATCTTCCCTATGAAGCAATTGAATAACACTGTGAAGTGCTTTTAGACTCTCAATCCAGATAACACCAACACCCCGTGACCCAACAGCGGTCTTGAGAATCATTGGGAACTTATTACCCAATCTTTCTGCCGCATCCTCAGCACCTTCTGAATGACGAACTAGAACTGTGTTTGGTGTACGAATATCATTTTGCTGAAACACAATCTGGTTGTACCATTTATCATTGCAAATATCATGACATATAACAGGATTAATAAGAGTGTAACCCTGACTCTCCAGATTGAGACAAGCAACTCGCCAAGACAGATTACCTGTCTTAACCGTTGAACCAATACCTCTAGCCATCACCAATGTATTCTCAGGATTTATGCGAAATGGTTTATCATACTCAGCATCATCTTTCATACCGGGCAGTTCTACCTGACCTTTATCATCCACAGGAAAGGAATATACCAATTGGTCCTTGCCTTTGTCTTCCATGTACATTCCAGAAAACTCAGCAAGATACACTTCAATACCCAACTCAGATGCTTTCTTGCGAACCATTGGTCCAGTTTCATTTGGATCAAACGGATCATCATGTGACAGAATCAATAGTTTGTATTTTTCTTCTTTTGCTTCTGTGATGAATGATTTGAACTTTTCCATTAGACTTCTTTTTTCTTACCAATATTATATTTAGTTTCGAGTACCCAATCATTCTTATCTGAATATGACAACACCTTAA